GTTCAATCACTGCAACAGGAGGCGGCGGCGGTGCTTCTGTTGCTGGTCCAGGCATCAACGGCGGTTCGGGCGGTGGTGGTACAAACGCCACAGGTTCAACCACAGCAGGCACAGGCACTTCAGGGCAGGGCTTCAACGGCGGTGGCGGTAACACAATGTTTGGTTCGACTGGTAGCGGTGGCGGTTCAAGCGGCGCAGGCACTTCACAGACAGGCGGTTCAGGCCCTGGCGGTGCAGGAACAGCGTCATCAATAACTGGCTCGTCAGTAACCAGAGCAGGTGGCGGCGGGGGCGGCGCCGACACAGTTTCTCGCGGTGGAACTGGAACGGCAGGCGGCGGCGATGGTGGTAACGATGACGGCATTCCAACAAGAACTGGCAGCAACGCTACTATCGCAAACTCAGGTTCGGGCGGCGGCGGTGCGGGTGGAAACAACGGCGGCACAGGAGGCACGGGTGGTAATGGCGCTGCAGGTTTTGTTTGTATTCGCTACGCTGACTCTTTTGCACTTGCAACATCAACAACAGGGTCGCCAACAATAACAACCTCAGGCGGATACAGAATTTACCAGTGGACAGGAAGCGGGAGTATAACTTTCTAATGGCACACTTTGCAGAACTAGATGAAAATAATATTGTTCTTCGTGTGATTGTTGTTCATAACAATGAATTAATTGATGAAAATGGCAATGAATCAGAACAAAAAGGCATTGACTTTTGTGTTGCTCATTATGGCGGTACTTGGGTACAAACATCTTATAACGCCACGATGCGAAAGCAGTACGCAGGCATTGGATTTAGTTTTAATCCATTAGCAGATGTCTTTATCCAACCACAGCCATTTCCATCTTGGTCTTTAGACTTTAATCACGATTGGCAAGCGCCAACGCCTTTGCCAGTTCATACTCCAGGAGATTACTCTTGGAGTTGGAATGAAGAAAGTTTAACTTGGGACGCAGAAGAAATTAACGATGACCCTACATCAGTTGTTTAATGGCACATATTTACATTCATTACAGTAGGGTCAAAGAAAGTCCTTGGGCAGTAACTGTTACAAGCGCAGACCGTACAGAATTAATTAAGCAAGACCAAGCCTCTGATGTAGAAATCAACATTCCTTGTAAAACTTTTCTTGGAAAACTTCATTACATTTATTGCGAAGGCGTGGTCACTTGGGATGGTACTAAAGCAATAATTAATGCAAAATAATTAAGGAGTAACGTGGACACACTAACAACTGACTTAGTTCCGCTTGTACGAGACATAGATGATGCAATAGATGAATCAGAAGAACAAATATACTAAGGAGCAGTAATGGCAACTAGAGATATAACCGAAGGTAGAGGCTCTGCAACTGCCAGCATTGGTCGTTCTATTGCTGTTGACCTAGGTATTGTTTCATCTACTTCTATTTGGCAGAACACTAATGAGTCATATGATGTAGCAGTAGGTGGACTTCCATTCTTCTATGCCATTAGTGATGAAAGACCATACGTTAGACAGACTGCACCGTTCCGTAAGGAACAATCAGACATTGGTAATGAGCCAGGTGAGCAGTCGCTCACTGGTTTCTGGCTAAGAAGTCAGTCTTCTTTTCACAATGGCACAGGCATTAAGTTCTATGACCCATCTGCAGGTGAAAGCGTTAACTATCGTTTTGCTGACTCAGACAATGTAGATGTGTGGACTAAGGGACAAGTAACTCTCCTCAAAGAGACAGCCAATATGACTGGTGTTACTAGTGGTATCTATAAACTTATCTCTGGAGTATCTGGTAGTACTAACGTAGTTGTTGGATATATTCCTGGCTCTACTACAATTAAATCTTTTCAAGCAGATGGCACTGTAGTAACAACTTATGCTCCTACTAGCCTAGGTAACGTATTAGATGGCACAGTAGTAACAGATGGCACACGCTTGTTTGCTGCAGACAATGACCATATTTATACTGGTCCACTCAATGCTGCTGCAACTGGCTGGACTGAGTACTATGTAACTGGCACACGTGCTACTCTTGCTTGGGTTAAACAACGCCTTGTTGGTGCTGTAGAAAATAAAGTTTATGAGTTAACTGGTGCTACTGGTAGTGCGCTTTCATTACCTGCTACACCAATATATACACATCCTAATACTGCTTGGATATGGTCATCTATTTCTGAAGGTGGCTCTGCTATTTATGCTGCTGGTTATGCTGGCGGAAACTCCGCCATCTACAAGTTTGTTTTAACTACTAGTACTGGTTCTATGCCGACCCTGACATCAGGGATTGTAGCAGCACAACTTCCAATTGGCGAGATAGTTTATAAAATTGAGTCGTACCTTGGTTATTTGATGATTGGTACCAATAAGGGTATGCGTGTGGCTACTATTTCAGATACAACTGGTGACCTATCTTATGGTCCATTGATATTTGAAGATGTTAATGGTGTTTATGACTTTGCTTTCCGCGATAGATTTGTATGGGCTGCAGGTACTGTTAATGGTTGTCCTGGCTTGTATCGTGTTGACTTAGGCACAGAGATTGAATCTTTACGTTATGCCTATGCTAAAGATGCATACCTTAGTACCGCTACTGGCTATGCTACTAGTGTAGATTTTGTAGGTAATACCGACCAGATAGCCTTTACTACATCAGGCAGCAATGGCATAGCCATTCAGTCAACTACAGTATTGGCATTATCTGGTTCTATAACTACAGGCAAGATTAGATTCTCTACTCTAGAACCTAAGAACTACAAACGTCTTATTGCACGTGGTTCATTTACATCTGGTGATTTTACATTAGCATCTATTGCTACAGAAACAACTGGTGTTGAAACACAATACAGCCACATTACCTATAATTCAGGCGTAGCAGCAGTAGAAGTAACTACATCCCAGCCTGAAACAGCGCAAGAGTTTCTTGCATATAAATTTACATTTGACCGTGATACAACTACTACTAGTACTGGTCCTACATTTAAGGGATACCAAGCAAAGGCTACTATTGCATCTCCACGCAATAGAGTTATTAAGTTTCCTGTCTACTGTTTTGATGTTGAAACAGATAGGTTTAATACTGTAGTTGGATATGAAGGCAGAGCCTTTGAGCGTATCCAATTGCTAGAAGAGATTGAAAAGACAGGCGATGTTCTGACTTGGCAAGACTTGACAACAGGAGAATCGCGACAGGCAGTAATCGAACAAGTTACATTCACTCGTATGACACCGCCCGATAAACGCTTTGATGGTTTTGGTGGCATTATAGATATAGTTGTAAGGACAGTATAATGGAATTTAAGGACTACCTAACAGTAGCAGTTGCCTGCATAGCAATCTTTACAGCATTTGCTGGCGGCATTAGGTGGATGGTCAAGCATTATCTTAATGAATTAAAGCCTAATGGTGGTAGTTCTATGAAGGATTCTATGGCTCGTATGGAAAAACGTATTGATGATTTGTATACATTGGTTGCAGGTAAGTAATGGGATTTATTGTACCTGAGCCAATGTGGGACCCAGTAACTCCTAATATAAATGTAGAAGAATGGGAGGATGACGATGAGTAAAGCAACACCTGCTGCTATAGCAGTACTTCGACAAGCAACTGCACTAAAACCTATGCGTAAGAAAGCCAGCGATGGCTTGCTGCCATCGGCTGCACATATAAAGCAGAGTCCTAACTCTGACCACAATACAGGGTTAGCCGTTGACCTAACGCATGACCCTAAGAATGGAATTGATTGTGTTGAAATATTTGAAAAACTTAAAGAAGATAAGCGTGTGTCGTATCTTATTTTTCAAGGACAGATTTGGTCTAAAGAAAAAGCCAAGCAAGGAAATAGACGGTACACTGGGACTAATCCTCATAACAAGCATTTACATATTTCTATTGAGTCCACTATGGGTGCCGATACTTCTCCGTGGTTTTGGTGGATGAATTCCCCAAAGACTATCAATCAAGTTATCGCACGTGTAACATCCGTGCCTGCTAAGAAGGCATATAAGACCGAAGTTTGCACCTGCTGTAAGTTACACGGGGCAAAGTCCTAATCCCTATAGGAGGATATAATGGAGCAATTCAAACAACTAGCACTTACTTGGTTTCGTGCTGCGGCATCTGCTGCAGTAGCACTCTATCTTGCAGGTGAAACAGACCTTAAGACACTAGCAATGGCAGCAGTCGCTGGATTTGCTGGTCCACTACTCAAGTGGCTAGACCCATCTGCTACAGAGTTTGGTCGCGGTTCAAAGTAATACCCTTTTAAGGGGCTTGACAGCCCCATAGAGACAAGAAGCCCCCGCTCAGGTACATTAACCTACCTGGCGGGGGTCTTTTTCTGTTTTAGTTTTCTTCTTCTTTAAGATTTTCTAGTGAAAATGTGTAGTTTCTAGGGTTTGTCTTTCTGCGTATGCGGTATCGTGCTTCATAGTACAGGTTGTTAGCCATGTCTCGTGTCAATATACCGATAAGTACACCTACTGCTATCTCTACTATTGTCATGTGTCTCCTAGTTATATGTTAGATACATTGGTATTGCTGTTATATTAAGTTGCTTGCGCATTTTGGTACGTTCATGTTCAGTTGTATTGCCCCAGTAACCCGATACATTGTACTTGAGTGCGAACTCAAGACATTCTTTCTTTACTATACATGCTCCGCAAATTGCTTTAAGCACTTTGCGTTCTGGATAAGTACTCATCCCATCTGGGACAAAAAACAATTCGTTATCTGTTGACTCACAATTGGGTGTATCACTGGGTTTAAACATCTATCCTCCTGTTGAGTAAAAGCCTGAGCCTTTGAACTTGACTGGTGGTGATGACCATATCCTAGTCATTACCATTTGACAACACGTAGGTTCACGGTCATCTCCATACTCACGATAAACCTCTTGTGTCATGTTGCAAAGGTCGCATTTATAATCATAATTTGGCATCGTGATAGTACCTTACCTCATGGTATTTACATGTTTTGTATATCTTTTCATACGACCACTTTTGAGATTTTGAATCGGGCTTAGTACCAGAAATCGTATCATTGCATTCGCATACCTTACGGTACTCAGCCTCTAATTGTTTTACTTCTTCTTTTGCTTTACGCAATTTTGTAAGTGCTATTACTGCTTCTGCATTCATTCTTCACATCCATCTATGTCAGTGGGCGCAGTTGTAAGTGTCCCACACTCTATACATTCTTGGGCTAAATCATACCAGCCTACTGCTCTGGTCTCTTCATCCCACATTACGGTGACTCTAAACATTTTACATCCACAGATGCAAGCAAAGGTAGGTTCACCCCTAAGGTCGTTCATTCTTCTTCAACCTTAGTATCTCTGTCGTAGTATGGCTTCCATCCACCTAGATTTTTAATCAAAGAGTTCAATGCACGAGTAACTTTCATTCGTGCACCATCTACTGTTGTATCCATATCTTTGGATAACAATGACCAGTCAGGTGAATCTATACTAAAGCGTAACCTTAATATATTTTGTTTGGCTTCTGTTAATTTATAGAAAGCCGATGTTATATCTGAGCGCAATGATAACCAATTGTTACCATCTGATGCAACGCCAGTACCAAACTTAGCATTGAGGTCTTGAATACTTGTAGGGATTTCATAGGTATCACCTATGATGGACGGCAAGAATGCTTCAACTACTGATGCATCATAGTAATATAAGTCTGATGTATCGTAGCCAATCTTCTTAGCCTTATCTCGTTCACAAAACTTAAGCGCTGCATTACGCAGCGACTTAGCGATTAATTTGTCACGGTCTTTTTGTTCAAGAGCAGACCACTCTTTGTACTTATTGGGATGGCTGACAAACCATACCCACAACTCTTGACCTATATCATCACGTTCTAACATAGTATAACGCTTTGAATACTCGGCTGAGAGTTGTTGTACTAACTCGTTGTACTCCTCAATGTAATTCATTAGGGAATAATTACCTCACCATTTACAATTGGAACGGCAAACGGTGTTACCTTACGATTGTGCTCAACAAGGATACCGAGACCATGCTGCCAGTTGGCAGAACCTGATGTCAGGTAACTAGCCTGCTTGACATCCATCATGTGACCCACCTCTAACCCGTATAAAGTACTGGTTTTTCCGTAAAATCCTGTGGTCTCATGTTGTAATCCTACGCGGTGCGTGTGTCCACACACCACTGATTTGCCTAAGCGTTTGGCTAAGTTTAAAGCAGTAGCCCCTGGTGCACGGTTAAGCGCACCTTCATCTCCATGTGCCATTACCCAATTAGGTAACAACTCATGCATCTTATGCAGGTAGTTAATCTTTAACTTGCTGTAGCCCAGTAGTTCTTCAATCTCTAATGACTTGAGTGACATAAAGGCTGGGGCATACTTGCGTATGTATGTATCTATTCGGTCAGTATGATTACTACGTTGAATGTAAAATGGCTTGTTACCTAATGCTTTACGGTAACGAGCCATGATGTCGTGCGTTAAATCAATACTATCTTGTAAGGTATCAGCATATTCTCCTGCCATACCTTTGTTCCAGCGACTAGGTTCAGGTGCATCTAGTTCATCACCCACACACCAGAGTTCATCTGGTTTATAGTCAGCAATAAACTCTAGCGTAGCCTCTACAGTTTTATCATGTTGATAGGGTATCTGAAGGTCACTGAGGACCACTACCCGCTTTGTTTTGTTTACCATTAGGTATACCTTCCCATTGTCCGCGTTGGACTAGTAACCCAATTATGGCATAATTTGCAAGGTCAATGAGTGTATCTTCAATACTTTCGTAGTTGGGCGTGTCGTTATCTCCAAGGTGAGATAGCCGTGCCAACTTGTCATACATGCGTACACGTAGCCCATTCATTGGACCACCAGGTGCACCTGCTATGTTCATTGGACCGTAATCTTCATGCTTTTTGTAAAGAATCTTTGCTAATTCATGTAGGATTACATCTACATCATTACTGCTTTTCATCTAGTATCTCCCTCATACTGTTGTCAAAGTTAGACATTGCTTCTTTGACTGAGAACTCTTCCCATACTTCTTCTGCCTTGCCATACTTGCTGGCTACTAAGATAGCAGCCAATGCTGTAACACAAGTCTTTGCTTCTTCTAGTTTATCTTCACATATAGTTTCATAGACATCACGCAATGCGCTGATGATGTCAAGCATTCTGGTATCAGATACTGGTATCGCTATAGCAAAGTCTAGATGTTCTATATGTTCCCAGAAACTATTGTCCAGGGGTAACGCACTCTCTGATTCTTCCATCTAGCCACTCACTTCCTTCTTTAATCATCATACTATTGACGTCTTCGCCGTCAGGCATACTGATGATGTTGACATTGCCTAACTCTCTGCTGATTTTCTTGCCGAACTCTAGCCCTGCTGCATCACCGTCTGCTAATACAATTACAACATCAAAGTCATCTAGTATCTTAGCGTAATGTGGCTTCCAATTGTTAGCCCCTGGTATACCCACTGTTGGGTGTGATGTCTTAACTGACATCATAATGCAATCAAATTCACCTTCGGTAACGCATATGTATTTGTCTGCAACAAAACATGCTTGTGTATTAAACATGGTTGTCTTAGCACCTACTAGCCCCATATATTTAGGGTCTTCACCATTCATGCCACGGAATCTAATATCAACTACACCTGATGGTGTTATGTATGGGATAGCAAGCCTACCTCTGTATGGTTCATGCCCTGGGAGCGGTTCGTCTACCACCCCCAGATGAAAGATGCTTGCCTCTGCGACCGAGAGTTGACGGTTTGCTAGATAATCCTCTGCTAGATTTATTTTGCTTGCGTATCTCTGTGTTGCCTGAAGTAAGAATTGACGCTGCGAATTCGAGAGCCTCACGGTAATCACCACCTTCTTTGTACATGATAAGAGAATAAGTATCGCCTTTAACTCCACATCCGTGGCAAATAAAAGCATTCTTGTCAAAGTTTACTGCTGCTGATGCATGACTGTCTATATGAAACGGACACTTCATCTTGCGCCAACCGCTGCCCATAGCAGGCACGGTGGCGCCTATGTAGTGGAGGTACTCACCGATGTCAGGCTTGTCCCTTTCCAATTGCTCTCCTTAATAAATCTACATATACATAGCCAGGCATGGTGCAGTACCAATCTTCAGGGCTTCCCCTACCCTTACGTTTGTGCCACACCACGCCTGTCCATGCGTTGTCGTTAGCCATCTCGACTATCAACTCTTCTGTCCAGCCTGCTAAGTCCATCTTAGCGTGGTTTTTTATTTCTATTGTAACTCCAGGTATACCTGAAATGTCACCTTTATCTAGGGTTGCACCAGCCAAGCGTCTGTCTACATAAGGAAACCATTGCTTGAGATATTTAACTACATCTCGCTCTGCTCCTGAGCCTTTGGCTTTGGCTGCGCTTCCCATTACATACTCTTTTCTACCAAGTTTAACCAAGTAATGCAATCATTACAACCGCAACGTTCTACTGGTGCAGGATGTCCGTCAATTAATACTTCTAAACTATTTAGAATCTTATCTAACTTACTCATATCTTCATTTCCACTTGTCTGTAATCTCTTACTACATCTTCTAAGTACATAGAGGCTGGGTCAAATGATAAAGATACATATGTGTTACCAGTAAAGTCTGCTTTACCGTAACGGTTTTTAACAGGGGCTACACATAAGTATGCGTCTGGTCCTTGCATCATCTGTCCTACTGTCAATACCATAGCAGGTACCTGACTAACCATACCCTGCAACGCTGAGCGTGGCTGACATGGAAAACCTTGAGCACCTTCTTTAGTATGGTGTAACACCAGTACACATGCATTGGTATCTCTTGCAAGATACTTGAGTTCTTTCATTACCTGTCGCATAGCAGCAAACTCTTCGCCACCATCAACAGCAATGTCCATAAGATTATCTACTACGATAAGCGTAGGACTTCTACCCCACATAGTTTCAAATGCAGATACCTCTGCATCTAAATCATTAAGTGTAGGGCTAGGTTCAAAGGACCAGTACAAATTAGAGAACTCTCGTAAGAGTTCTTCTGCTTTGGCTGGCTCTGTCTTAAGCATATGTTCCGCATGTGCTTGGCTTATTTTTGCTTTCATAGCAAGCAATCGCATAGCCATAGTATGTGCATTAGTATCAGCAGAGAAATATAAGGTTGGTTGTTTTAGTCTTGCTGCGATATGTAATGCAATAGATGACTTGCCTGCGCCAGGTGTACCTGCAATTACAGTTACCTCTGCTCGTCTTAGTATCATACCTTCTCTTTGGAACGCCTGAAATGGTGGGGCTAACGGCTCCCCACCTACCTCAGGTTTGCCGATACTACGGCGTAATGTTTTCACTTACAGTTATCCTCCAAGCATGCGTTGTCATTGGCGTGTTGACTACAATCTTCACAAATTATTTCCCAATGACCGCAGTTATTGCACCATGCTTTACTCATGCTTTTGTTTGGTCGGCTTGGAAAGTATTCCATTCTGCTTGATTCTGCTTGATGTACTGAGTAGTACACTTTGTCATGTCACCTTGTTTAGCGGGACAGAAGTAACCTTTGTATGGACCGAACTTACCTGTTAGTCCATGGATGCGTGTCATTGTACCGTGAGGGCAGTTGCGTGAGCCTGCACCCATAGATGGTGCAACAAATGCTGGTAGTCCATCAAATGAATCCACAACTGTGCCACCAAATGCTGTTGCAATTGATGCTACCTGTGGGTTAGGTGGTACTGCTGTATTAGTACCGCGTACTGCTGTCTCTACTTCTCCTACTGCTTCTACAATCTGAAAGATTGCAGATGTGATTTGTGTAAACTCATCAGGTGTTTCAGCACGCAAAGTAATCTGCGTACCTGCTGGAGTTTTTAGATTGATGCTGATAGGTGCTTCATTGCTGGGCATTTATTCTCCTTGAATAGGTGTTACTAGGGATTTCTTTGTGTCTCGGAAGGCACGGACTTTCATTGCTAACTCTATACCCTTCCAACCTTGTTTGATGTCAACGAAATGCAGTTCACATTTACCACTACCTGCTGGTAGGTGGACAATGATTGCCTTCTCTTGGTTGACACCACCCCAAGAACCACGGGTTGCCGTGGCGGGGTCATACGGCAAGCCGTGTGCATACACTGCTAACTGCATGGCAATTTTATTTGGGTAGGCAATACTACCAGTCTTTAAGTCAGAGATGAACAACTCACCTTTGTATCCAACTACACGGTCAGGCGTACCTGCAATCTTGTATTTGTCCAACACACAGAACTGTTCAATAAACATATTATTAAACTTTTTAGTTGCATCTGCGTATGCTTGTATGTCTGCTACATATTCTTCAGGTATAACTCCGAGGTCTTCGCCTCGGTCATACTTCTCTGTAAGTGTGTGTATGGCTGTGCCTATAGTTGCTGCTGATGTAGCACCTGCTGCTTCCATTGAATCTTCTACTAACTTGTCCATCTCCAACTTGTTGTCTCTATTTGCAGATGCTGCTAGTAATAAGTCAGGTCGTAGTGTTAGACCTGCTGCTGCCATGCGTAACTTCCATGCTACTAATGCAGTGCCATCATCTAATGAACCTGCAACTGTAGTTGTACGTGTATATGGTACAGCCTTACCGCCTTTAGGCGGTACAACCATAGGTCTACCGTAACGGTCTCTTGTGATTTCTACTTCTGACATAACTCTCCCTTGTTAAATAGGTTAAGAGGGTGGGAACAAGGAGAGAACCAAAACCCCACCACTCCTAACCCACCCATCATAACATAGTGTGACGGACTATGCATTGATGTCATTGCCGCAATGCGGACAAAGTTTTTCTCGTTTCTTGTACACTTCGTATACTACTTGTTCTTTGTAATCTTGATGCACATATACCTTGCATCTGTTGCGTGTTTTAATTGTGCGAACTATAGCACCTGACTGATGTAGTACTGACAATATGCCACTAGCAGTACCGTGATGCCAACCTTGTGAGTCGGCTAGTTCTTTCCATGTAGCACCAGATAAACCTGATAGTTTTAAGTGTGCTAATGCTAATATCTGGTGGTTTTTTTCCCGACCAGATGTAATGTTATCTACAGCACGAGCCTTAGATGTATCAGTGCCTGACCATCCAGCCGTACCTTTGTATGGTCTGTAAGGTACGTACTCAGCCATTACTTATCTTCTTCTATTTCTTGCAGTATCTCATGCAATACTACCTCTGCTGCCTCAGCAGCATGGTCTAGTTTATCTTGAAGTTCTTTACTCATCAATTTCAATATCTTGTACATCAATCTCGTCAACATTAACGTTGCCATCATAGAACTCAACGTTTACATTGTCTGTAAAGGAAGTTTCTACATCACCTTCATCTTCACATTCTATTTCAAATGTACCAGTGATTGTAAATGTAGCAGTATATTTTGTTGTAAGTAGGTTGGCTCCAATAGAATTAAGCATCTCATTAACGTCAGGTTTGTTGACTGTTAGTTCACCGTCATTCCAATCACCTTCACTGAAGAAGTCACGAACAGTACGGCGTACTGTAGTAAGATTGGTTCGATATTCATTTGATACTTGTTGTACTGCATCTATTTCTTTTGCTTTTTCGATAAAACGAAGCACTTCGTTCTCAGTATAGTTTACTGTGCCATCTGCTGTTGTAATTTGGATTGTGTTCATTTGTTCCTCTCGTTGTTTGATGAGCAGTTTACCCACATACTCAGGTGGTCACACCTCTTACAGTTGGTGCGAACTGGCTCTATAGTATTTTTATTCGCCCTAATCAGCCTGGCGTATCCGCGCTATCGCTGCCTAAGCAGTATGCATACGGAATTATACTGTAAGTAGAGACAATGCTTTAGTCTTTACCTTGTCATTGCGTCCACTCAAGGTGGCGGCAGCAAGGCGGTCTGCGCCACCTGTTGCATAATGGTCAGCATATTCAATGACTGCTTGCCATGCACCAAAGGCTGTGCCTCTGATGTTCTCTTGTGTTTCTGATTCATTGTAGATAACCCACGCTTTAGCGCGTGCATCTTTAGCAATGGTCTGTTGCTTGCGCTCACCACGTGTAAGTAAATCGTATGGCTTATCTTCTACTGTAGTAGGTAGTGCCCATACTTTCTTGAAGAAGTTAACCGCTTGCTCACGGCTCATGTCTTTCTTTAGTAGGTTGTTAGCAACCAACTGATAGTCTGCTATAGCAGTGTATGTTAGGTGAGTGATGTTGCGAATGTCCGAGATAGATAACTCTTGGTTGGTTGAGTGAGTCATACGATATGTATACTCATTGTATTTCTGTCTGCTATTACTAATCAAACCATTGACTTGATTAGCACAGAACAAACGCTCAATGATTGGCTTGATAACAACAGATGATGAACCATCATGTGATGTCTTAACCAATAAGAATGCAGCGTGTGGGTCATTGGCTACCTCTACACCTTGAGGTAATTCAAGTACCATCCAGATGTTAGCACCACCATTGAACTCACCTGCTGCTGCATAGCGTGCATCACCTGCATCTACTAGTGTATCTAATGCGTTGAACACTTCCATGTTCTGTACTACCTTGTATTTAGTACCGACAATACCAATGACTGAGTTACTATCCTCACGGATAATAGCCTTCTTCTTTGGTACATCTAGGTATGTGGCTGGTGTTACACCATACTGGTCAATGATTAGTGGTGTGCTTACTGCTTCCAGTGCACCTGTGCGTACAGTCCAGTTAAGTCCTGCTTGTGTGGCTGCACTTGCAGCAGAGGTAGCCTCTACTGCAGTGCCACCGCGTACCCACGCTGACTTGTTCTTACTCGTTACTGTCATTTTCTACATCCTTTGCAAACTTAAGCACTGCATATGAATTGTTCTCGTTTAGTTTATCCATAAACCCTTCTTCTTTCATAAGACCTATGAATGTATCTACTAACATGCCAGATAGTACACCATCAGGCAATGCCATAAGACGGCTTGTCATTGGATGTGCTGCACTGAACTCAGTTACTAGTTCGATTGTGTGTGGAACCTTAATCGTTTGTGTCATTTGTTTCTCCCTTGTTTGTTTGTGTTGTGTATATCCATGCCCACGTTACATCTGACTTACCATGTATTAACGTGCGTGTTGCTTTGCGTAAAGCATCATCATCATCTTCTGCTTCCACAAAGAACGTTATGTTTAC